GCTTACATACTGAAGAAATATACTCAATTATCCCTTAACGAAATAGCTAAATTGATAGGCGTGGGCGACCATACGACAGTTATTTATAACATAAAAACGGCTGAAAACCTAATGCAAACCGAAGAATGGTATAAAGAAAAAGTTGATGAAATTGAAAAAGAGATTGAAAATTTTAGTAAATTTGTAAAAGAATAAAGAAAACGTTATGGTACAACGTAGTTTAAATATATTGGATCAAGGGCAAGCAGATAGTACCATTATCTGTGAGCCTGCGATCCATTTTTAATTTATGTCAAAAGACCCCGCCGTGCTATTTTATACAAGCGATTTTTTAAGTGGCACTTTTACAATGACCAATGAGCAAGTTGGTAAATACATTCGCTTATTATGTTTACAACACCAGAAAGGTAAGTTAACCGAAAAGGATATGCTTAGCATATGTCAAGCATATGATGCAGATATATGGGAAAAATTTGAGCAACTTGACGGCTTTTTTATCAATAATAGAATGTATGACGAAGCAATTAGAAGGTCAAAATTTACTGAAAGCAGGCGTAATAACGCTAAATCAGTTAAAAATGATAGCACAAGCGAAGCACTTGCTAAGCATATGCCTAAGCATATGGAAACTGAAACTGAAACTATAAGTGTAAATAAAGATATATTTATAAATAATATAGAACCTTTTAAAAATTTATTAAGTGAATCATATCAGGAATTTATTGATTATTGGACAGAACCATCAAAAAGCGGTAAATTACGCTATGAAGCAGAAAAGTTTTTTGATACTAAACGCCGAGTAAATACTTGGTTACAAAATAAAAATAAATATGGAAATTCAAAAAATACTGACGCAACTGCCACAAGTCGCAAACGAATGGAAGACCTTGCCAAATGGGTTAATCAGTAAAGAAGATTTACCAATTATTGAAGCCTTTGTTGGGGATAAGCTAAACCTTATTAGCCCTGTAACGCTTAGAGAAAACTTAGCTTACATATTTACGCTTATTGGGTTAACGCGGCTTCCAGATGTAACAGAATTAGAAGTGATTGAAGATTACATACGAACGACATACCCATTTTTTACAATACAGGAAATGCGCATAGCTTTTAAGATGGCAGTACAGGGTAAGTTTGAATGCAATATTGAACACTACGAAAAGTTTAGCCCTAAATACATATCAGGGATAATGAATGCCTATAAAACAAAAGCTAACCAAGTGCGTAAAAATATCCCACCGCCACCCGAAGAACCTGTAAAACAATTAACTGAAGATGAAATTGTTGAGTTTACTAAAAAGGAATGGCTATCTGGCAAGCGTGAGGACTTCAATAGGTTATTCAATGCTGATAAAGTTTTTATGATCCTTATGAAACAGGGTAAAATTACTTTTACAAATGAGCAGATAATGGAAACGATTAAGGTAGTAAGTGATGACAATTTATACAGGCTAAATAGAATGCACCCAAAGGATGCAAAAGATTTTAGTAAGCAAATTAAGAATGAAGACTTTATTGAATTACAATGTAAAAAATTAGCCCTTGTCAAGTATTTTGAAAATTTACGAGGTTAAATACACTTATTACGGAACACGAAAGTATTGTTATACAGATAACTTTATTGACTTTTATGCATCATATACAGAGGTTAAACCAAAGTTAAATAGATTATTATTTCACAAAGAATTTTATAACAAAATAAATGGATATATCAGCGAACGACCTAACGAAGTGGGCAAAAAACAATCTTGAATTAATTGGTTGGCGTTTAAATAGAGTTAACAATATACCCTTTGGCAAGCGTAAGGGTACTATTCAAAAGGGATGGGCTGACTTACAAGGGTACACGGAAAAAGGTACTTATGTAGCGGTTGAGATTAAAAAAATAGGGGATAAATTAAGCCCAGAACAAAAGGATCGTTTAAAAGATATTTACGAATGTGGTGGAATAGTTTATATTTGTACCGAAATAGAAAACAAACCCGCATTGATTGAATGGTCAAAAATAAAATTTTAGCCGAGTATTGGACTTTAAAAGAAGTTAATGACGCCTTTGCTAAGATGCATCCAGAGGAGTTGCAATATGACCTGAAGGCAGAAGTTTTTTTAGTTCTTTGCGAAATGAATGAGGAGAAGTTAATTGGAATGTATGAAAGGAATGAACTTAAATTTTATATAGTACGAATAATGCTAAATATGATTAAAAGCGACAGAAGTAATTTTTATAAAAGTTATAGAAATTACACAGAGTACGTTGATAATGATACCGAAGCGGAAGTTAATTTTGACAAATTAGATTTAGTTGATAAACTTGAAAAGAATCTGGAAGGGCTGCATTGGTATAACAAAGAAATTTTAAAACTATATGCTATTGATTTTAAAAAGAATGCAAAAGAGTTGAGTAGAAAAACAGGCATTCCTTATATGTCAATAGTTAGGACGATAAATAAAACCAAAAAACAAATGAAAACAAATATTAGAAAATGATTTTATCAATTTTAACTGCTATCTGTGCATCATTATTTTTTACTGAAATTCATAACCTACCGAATAAATGGGGAATCAATTTCAAGCCCTTTAATTGCGGAAGTTGCTTGGCTGCGTGGATTGCACCAATACACTATTTCCTACCTGAATTAATCCAACATATTACGTCAACAATGTTTATAGCAGGTTTCTTAGCACCGATTGTTTCTAAATTAATCTGGAAGCTATGGAAATAAAACAAGAGCATAGGGAATGGCTGATTGCTAATATAGGTAATTATGAAAGCGCAAAGAATGGTTACGTTAGGAATTTAGAATTAGATGAATTGAAAATGTATGAACATATTTATAGGGAGTATTTAGATGCTAATTTTATTGTATCTGTTTGGTGCGGCTCGTGTAAATTTGAAATGATAATGAGATTATATAAATGGTTTGAAAAACAATAACAATGGCAAACTTTATACACCCAACCGCCATCATTGGCGAAAATGTTATCTTAGGCGACAATAATTATATTGGCGCTTATTCTATAATAGGTGATCCCGCAGAGCATAAAAAGTATTGGGAATATGAAGAACAAATAAAAGATTATGGAACTTTAAAAATTATCCAGAAAGGACAAATAAAAAGAGGCTTAGTAACTATTGGGAACAATAATATAATAACAGGATTGGTTACAATAGATGCGGGAACAAAAGATATAACTACAATAGGGGATAATTGTTTTATAATGAAGCACGCGCATATTGGACACGATTGTCTTATTTATTCAAATGTTACAATAAGCTGCGGCGCTAAAATAGGTGGACATTCGGTTATAAAGCAATACTCAAACATAGGATTGAATGCCGTGCTGCATCAGTTTAGTATTATTGAGCAAGGTTGTATGATAGGCGCAAGTGCTTTTTTCAAAGGTACTTCAGAAGAATTTATTAAATACGCAGGAGTGCCTGCAAGAAAAATAGGAATAAATGAATATAGCCGTACTCTTATTAACTCAAAATAGAAACGATTTAACAAAGCGAATAGTTGACCAGAACTTTTACAATTCTGGATATGATGCTGATTGCTTTTTAATTGATAACGGAAGCGAAACAATGCCTATTAATCTTTTTAATTTTAAAGGATGCAATGGATCGTTTGGCAAAAGAGGGATAGGCGCAGGAGTTAATGAAGGATTTAGAATGACAAAAGATTATGACGGCGTGTGTTTATTAGCAAACGATATATTGCTGCCACAGAATTGGTTGTCAAATTGGGTTATGTTTGCAAAACGTGTGTCAAAAACAGGCATTATTGGAATACATTGCGTTGAGGAATTGCCGCCATTAGTTGACGGAGTACATAAAACCCATACCCCCTTTGGTGATAATTTTATAACAAGGGAATTGATTGATGCGATTGGCGGTTACAATGAAGCGTATGATCCTTATGGAATGCAAGACAGAGATTTTGCAGAAAGGGCAACTATTGCAGGGTTTACAAATTACTACCTACCGGATTTAAAAAGTGAGCATATCGGACACGATGTTGGAAATGGCACAGAGTACAGGGCAATGAAAGACGCGAGCCTTCAAAGGGCGCAAGCGGTTTGGGAAAAATATCAAAAGATTTACCACATAGATAAAAATATTAGATGCGAATTTTAGCAATAGCGTCAAAAAGTAGCGGGGTATCATACCATAGAATCTTGATGCCAATAGTTAATATGCAAAAAGATTATTGCTTAATGACTGACGTAATAAACGAAGAAGTGGTTTCAAATAATTACGACCTTGTTGTAATGAATAGAATGCTGCATAATGTAACGCCAGAGCAAATGATTGAATGGCGTATAAAATACGGCTTCAAATTAATTGTGGATAATGACGACCATTGGGATTTAGGTGCTTCGCATATACTTTCAGAATCATATAAAGAAAATAAAGTAAGTGAACAAATTATTGCTTGGATAAGAATAGCAGACCTTTGCACTTGCACGCACGAAAGATTAGCAGAAGAAATTTATCACTACAATCAGAATGTTGAAATATTGCCTAATGCAATACCATTCGGCGAAGAACAATTCCTTTTAGATAAGAAGCCTTCAGACCTTGTCAGGTTATTTTGGTCCGGTTCAGGAACGCACGGCAAAGATTTAGAAATACTGCGCAACCCAATGAAGCGAATAAACTTTCCTGTGCGTACAATCATAGCCGGTTACAATGAAGGCGAAAAGCATATCTGGGATGGAATGATAGCATCTTTTACAAATGGGCTTAAATTAAACCCAACGATATATAACTTTAATCACGTTACGGAATATATGGCTGCCTATTGCGATTCAGACATAAGCCTAATTCCTTTGGTTGACAATAAGTTTAATTCAATGAAATCAAATTTAAAAGTATTAGAAACGGCATCAAAGAAAAACCCTGCTATTGTAAGCAATGTGCATCCTTACAGGGGATTTTATCCTGCCTGCCACGTCAATAGTCAAAAGGATTGGTATTATTGGATCAAACTTTTAGTTAATGATAAGGATGCGAGAACGCATTACGGCGAAGCGCTTTATGATTATTGCAATACTAACTACAACTTGCACGTTGTAAATAAGCGCCGATTTGCTATTTATAATAAATTAATAGACAATGCCGGTAATTAAATGTTCAAACGGAAAATATAGAATAGGATCAGGTGCTTGTATCTTTGATACCGAAGAAAAGGCGCAAAGCGTATGGGCGGCAATCAGAGTTTCAATGGTGGATAGTTATAACGATTATCCAGAGGCGGCAAAGGCAAACGCACGCAGAGCATTAAATATTAAAAAAGAAAACGACAGAGGCTGCGGAACTTTAGTAGGTTGGGCAAGGGCTAATCAAATAGCCAAAGGCGAAAACATATCCAGAGAAACGATTGCGAGAATGTCAAGTTTTGAAAGGCACAGGGAAAATAGTAAAGGTGATCCTAAAGAAGATTGCGGCGCTTTAATGTGGTTAGCTTGGGGTGGTGATGAAGGCGTAGCTTGGGCGCAGAGAAAACTTGCGGAAATAGATAAGCAAAAATATCCAAAATAAAAAACCACACTAAAATATATCTAAAGCATTTTGGTTACGGAGGAGAAGATTTTATGCCGTGCGAAGTATGTGGATCAAGGGCAGTAGATATTCACCATATACATAGAAGGGGAATGGGGGGAAATTCAGATGCAGATAAGATTGAAAATTTGATGGCGGTTTGTAGAACTTGCCATATTGAATACGGGGATAAAAAGCATTATATTGATTTTTTAATTGCTGAACATAAAAAAAAATTAGATGGCAAAAGTTAAAAGTGATTCAAGAAAGGTTAACTTTGGTAAAAGGAAATGCGGACACGCTAAGAAATCCTTTAATAAACATAGCCCAAAACCTAAAGCATATAGAGGTCAGGGCAGATAAAATAAACCTATGATAAAAAAAGTGAAAATTACGGAAGTAATATCTAACCCTAATAACCCGCGTTTAATTAAAGATGACAAGTTTAAAAAATTAGTAAAGTCAATACAAGACTTTCCAGATATGCTTAATGTCCGACCTATTGTAGTTAATCAAGATATGGTTGTACTTGGTGGCAATATGCGTTTAAAAGCAATCAAGGAAGCAGGAATAAAAGAAATTAATGTTGACATAGTTGATTGGAACGAGCAGCAGCAAAAAGAATTTATAGTAAAGGATAACGTAGGCTATGGCGAATGGGATTGGGATGACCTTGCAAATAATTGGGATGCACAAGAGTTAACCGATTGGGGTTTAGACATACCAAATTTTAATACTGAAGGATTTGCAGATAAAAATAAAGAATTAAGTCTTGATGATGTTACTGATTCAATGACTATAACTTTAAAATATACCGAAGAAGAATATCATATTGTAAAAGATGCTTTATTAAAATTAGCAGCTACCCCTGAACAAGCAATATGGAAATTATTAGGCAATGATTAAATACGAATTTAATGACCATAGATTCCCTTACAAATGGAATTTAGTTGATGGTTACCCTGCTAAAGGAATTGAACCTAATGGATTAAAAGTATTTGGAACTTTTATTTGTGGAGGCGGTTCTACAATGGGATATAAGTTAGCTGGATATACCCATTTAGGCGGAGTTGAAATTGATCCACAAGTTGCGGATATTTACAAAACAAACCATAATCCAAAATATCTTTATAATCAAGACATTAGAGAATTTAATAAAATTAACGATTTACCAGAAGAACTTTATAATCTTGATCTGTTAGATGGTAGCCCGCCCTGTTCAAGTTTTTCAATGGCAGGAAGTAGAGAAAAGGCTTGGGGTAAAGAAAAGCAATTTAGAGAAGGTCAAGCGCTTCAAACTTTAGATGATTTAGTATTTGAATACTGTAATACTATTATCAAACTTCAACCAAAAGTATTTTTATTAGAAAATGTAAAAGGCATTATTTTAGGTAATGCAAAAGCATATTCAAAAAAGATTATTCAAACAATGGAACAAGCTGGATATAAAGTACAAATATTTCTTTTAAATAGTGCATCTATGGGAGTTCCACAAAGAAGAGAAAGAGTATTTTTTATAGGTCATAAGAAAGAATTAAACTTTAAACCTTTAAGATTGGATTTTAATGAAAAGCCAATTTTTTATGGTGATGTTGAAGATGATAATTATGAACATAAAATTGCACCTTGTGATTTATTATATTTTGATAAATGTGAAGCTGGAAAATCAATAGCAAGTGTACATCCAAAAGGCAATAGATTTAATTCGATAAAATTATCAAAAAATGTAGTTTGCAATACTATAGCAAGTGGAAGCGAAATATATCATTATCAAAAATTAAAAGCATTATCCAACAATGAAATTAAATTAATTGGTTCATATCCATTAGATTATAATTTTAAAAAAATAAAACCTAAATATCTTATTGGTATGTCAGTTCCACCAATAATGACAGCCCAAATAGCGCATCAAATTTGGTTACAATGGTTTAAAACAGCATAAAAACAGCACAATGGCAAGTCAAGATATAATTGAACACCAATTTAAACCAGGTGAATCGGGTAACTTAAAAGGACGCCCAAGAAAGTATGTTAGTCTATTAAAAGAACAGGGTTATAAGTTAAGCGAAATAAACGACACGATCCAAGTAATGATGTCAATGAATACAACAGAATTAAAAGAAGTTTACGATAACCCAAAAGCCACAATACTTGAAAAGACGATTGCAGGCGCTATGAATAAAAGTTTAATTAAAGGCAGCCTTTATAGTTTAGATACTTTACTAACCAGAGTTTACGGAAAACCTAAAGAACAATATGATATTCAACAAGATACAAAGATTGAGGTTGTATTCGTTGAAGGCAAAACTATTTTATAGTGCGCATAGAATTACCAAACCCCCATATTAATCAAAAAAAGATATTAGAATGCGACAAGCGTTTTATTGTCGTAATGTGCGGAAGGCGTTTTGGTAAGTCGGAACTATCACAAATAATGGGGATCAAAAAAGCAATCACAGGTGGACAAGTTGCATACATAACCCCGACATATAAATTGGCTAAGGCATTTTTTGAAAGGCTAACGGCTGCTATCCCATTTAAAAACAATATAAGCAATCTTAAAATCTATTGCCCTAATAATGGATCTATTGAATTTTTTACAGGGGAACGTCTGGATAATTTAAGAGGGCGAAAGTTTCATTTAGTTATAATAGACGAGGCAGCATTTATCCCTGAATTAGAATCAGGATGGCAAAATAGCATACGCCCAACCTTAACCGATTATGAAGGCAAGGCGGTTTTCTTATCCACGCCCAGAGGTAAGAATTTCTTTTACTCAATGTTTATGAAACAGGGCGAAAATGATTGGCGCAGTTTTAAATTTAGTACCTATGACAACCCATATATTAATACAAGGGAAATAGACGAGGCAAGATTGCAGTTGCCGGAAGTAGTATTTGAACAGGAATACCTTGCAAACCCCGCCGAGAATAGCGCTAACCCGTTTGGCAATGCCTTTATACAAAGATGCATCAAACCGATTTCAGCGCAGCAAATTGTGGCTTATGGGATTGATCTTGCTAAGTCTGTTGACTTCACCGTTATCGTAGGGCTTGACAATGGGGGTAACGTGGCTTATTTTGACCGCTTTCAGATGGATTGGCATAATACTAAGGCAAACATTAAAAGGCTTCCTATTGCGCCTATATTAGCAGATAGTACAGGCGTAGGTGATCCCATACTTGAAGATTTAATAAGGGAAGGCGTAAATATTGAGGGATTAAAGTTTACAAGTCAATCAAAGCAACAATTAATGGAGGGATTAGCGCAGGCGATCCAACAGGGCAAGATAGGTTACCCAGAGGGGGTAATTGTAGACGAATTAGATGTATTTGAGTATCAGTTTACGGCTAACGGGGTACGCTATTCAGCGCCTTCAGGCTTTCACGATGACTGCGTTATGGCATTGGCTTTAGCGTGGCAGAATTTCAACTTAAAAAGAGGATCAGGGCGCTACGCTTTTGCCTAATTACCGCTTATCCACCATATTTACCGCTTATCATATAGTGCCTATAAATGTATAAAATATGGGTAAAAGGTGTATATTTGTATAACAAAACAAAAAAACAATATATGAAAACAACAACCGAGAGAGTAAAAACAATTAGATGCGAATTAAAGAACGCATTGCCTGCTTACAAATTTTCAGTAACTAAAAGACATTACAACGGGGTTAGTATTGTGATCCAATCGGGACCGGCAAAATTAACTGAAGAAAATTATGAAGATGTAAACGTATATTACATTGATGAAAAACCTGAAGGGGTTAAAAAGAATGTTTTAAACGTAGTTTATAAAATAGCAAGCGAAGGAGTTATATATAGAGAAACAGGCGACTACGGAACGCAGCCTGACTTTTATGTAAATATTAAGATCGGAGAATTTAATAAACCATATATTCATAACTAAAACCCACGCAGGGGTGCGCCTGCTTAACGCACTTTTATTATGAACAGATTAAAAACCTTACAGGAAAAAAGAAACGAGCAATACAAAGCAGAAAGCCTAAGCGGAAAATGGTTCTGGTATATAATGGGCGGCGCTTTATTATTAACGGCTTTAATAGAAAATTTATAACTATGCCTTATTCAACTTGCTGCGGCGCACATACTAATTTTGAGGAGATCGGAATTTGTCCTGAATGCTTAGACCATTGCGATTGGGAAGACGAGGACGAGGAAGACGTTGAGGCTGATAAGGAAGCCGACAACCAAATTGCTCAAACTAAAATAGATAAATATGAAAAGTAATTATGAGTTAAAGCAATCCCTTCTGGATAAATTAGAAATAGAAGGGCTTATTGAAAAGATACAAAGATTGGAAAAAACTATTGCTGAAAACGAGTTTGAATTAGCAAATATTCGTAAATTAGTAACCAAGCATTCTAACGATACCGAACTTGGAATGCTATTCAGAATAAAATATAGACTATGAACTATTGGCTAATACAGGCTATTGTAAATCAAATCAAAAGTAAAAAAAAATGATTACTAACTTTGAGGAAATTACAAAAGAGATGACAGAGGACGAAAAAAAACTTGTGCCTTTGATAATCAAGGGGTTAAGTACAAAGACTAAAGTAAATCCTATTAAGGCTGCGGATATTGTAAACGCAATAAACGAAAACAAAAATAGGTATGGCATCAAGTTATTTAGTGAACCCAGATTAAGGAAAATAATTAACTTCATTCGGTCGGAGGGCATACTTCCTGTAATGGGTACTTCAAACGGGTACTACATTACAAAGGATCGGGCGGAATTAGAAAGCCAAATTGAAAGCCTTACACAAAGAGCAGAGGCAATAATGACAAGCGCTAACGGATTAAAAAAGTTTTTATGATAATATTTTTATCTATAATATGTTGGGAATGTACTAAATTTATATTCTATAAACTTATAAATAAATAACCTATGAAAGAATTAATTGAACTTCGCGATTGGGTGGATCAGCAATGCAAAACAGGGCAACCTTTTAATTGCGCTGACGTACTAAATAAGATTGATGAAATATTAGAAAAGGACACAGATATTGATGAAATATATTTAACTTCGTGCTATGAAATGGAATGAACTAACCCTTTGGCAGTACCAACAATTAATGCCAACCATAACTAATCCTGATAAGGATTGGACTGAATTAGATGCGGAAGTGCATAGGCTTTGTATTGTAACAGGGCTAACAGAACACCAGATTGATAGCCTTTCAATAAGTGCATTAAAGGAATTGCGAAAAGAATTAGAGTTTTTAAATGAACCTATTGAAGGCAAACCCGTTGATTATATCCAGATAAATAAAAAGCGTTACAGGATCAATTATAATATTAAAAATATGCCTGCGGCAAGGTATATAGAAAGCAAGGTATTTAGTAAAGAGACTTTAGTAAACTTACATAAGATAGCAGCCTCAATGGTTATTCCCCAGAGGAGAAATTGGTTCGGGAAATGGGTTGATGATAAATATGATGCGAGTAAGCACGAGGAATATTCAACAGATATGCAAGAGGCAAAATTCGTAGACGTTTACCATTCGTTGGTTTTTTTTTATCAAGTTTACAAAAATTGGATAGAAGTTTCGCAGGATTATATGATAGCGGAGATGATGAAGGCGGGGATGACGCAAGCACAGGTCGATATAATGGCTCATCTTTTATCAACATCTATGGATGGCATTATACCTGTTACCTTATTGCCGACCAAGAAAATATCGGAATTAAAGAGGTATTTGAAATGAATACAATAGAGTTCCTGAATGCAATGGCATATATGAAAGCTAAAAATTCATACGACAGAGAGCAGTCAAAAAGATTATAGTTTAGTTGTTTTTTTGTGAATCCCCGTTTATAGCGGGGGTTTTTTTTGTGCGGTATTTGAAAGACTTTTAGCTATTTATGGGTATGAGTGAGGGAAAAGCACAAGCAGAAGCATTTAAGGATGGATTTTTACAATCTATTGGCGAATCTTTTGATTTGATTGATCCAACAGAATACCCTGTTGCTAAACAAATGCTTATTTATTACGGAAAGCAATTTAATGAAGCAGTACGAAAGAACCTTGACAAATCAGGATCAGTTGCTTCGGGAAAAATAGGAGACTTAGTCGTTCCAAAGATTAGTAAATTTGGAAACGATTATGAAATGTACTTAGGATATGATTTAGACAATCCTGCTTCTGTTTATTATAAGTTTATTAATAAAGGAGTGCGAGGAGTAGGTGGCGTCAATGCTAAACCTAAAAGAGTTAAGTCTGATTCACCCTACCAATACAAGACGCCGTTCCCTAATAAGAAAATGGCTACTTCAATACTTCAATGGTATAGATTAGGGAAAGCAAAGGCTTCTGGAGAATCTCAAAAAAAAGGATTAAGTAAAAGTCAAAGAAAGAGTAAAAAGCTAAAAACGATTGTGGATAAAGCAACATCTTTGAAAGCAATCGCATACGCAACGGCTTCTGCAATAAAAAGGGATGGTTTAAAAACTACTTCATATTTTGATAATGCGGTTAAGTCAGTATTTAATAAAGATTTTTTTACTGCAATGGCTACCGCTTTGGGTGGGGATGTTCAAATACAAATTAGACAAATAGGAAATAAAATGGAAAATAATGGCTATAACAATAAATAGTACACCCGCAACATATCCAACAATGCACGAGGATCTCTGGTTTGTTGCATCTTCTACAAATGTAGGAACTACAAACTTTAAATTTGTGTATGATGTTTACATAAATAATGCGCAAGTAAGTAGAAACAAAATATATCCTTCGCCAAGTGCGGAAGGTAGCTATGGAGTTTTTAATGCATCACCAATGGTGAGGGCTTACGTTACTAATTATTTTGAGCCTTCTGGTTCAAGCGTTTTAGTGGCTTCAAATGATAAAATTAAAGTTGATTATCAGGTTAAAATAGGCGAAGATTTGAATGGAACAGTTACCCCTAATTTAGCATCTGGATCATATTCGGCTTATAATTATTATTCACCTTTATTCGGTGATATATTTACAGAGAATGGAAATGTGCCTTTAGTATTATCTAATTACTATGATAATTTATTAATTGAGAATTACACAGACGATTGGTTAAGCGATAGGGATAATAGCAATATTACGATTGAGTATGGGGATCAATTTTTTATTACCTTCTTAAAGATAACAGGCGGCTCATATAAACTTTGGGTTCAAACTACAAATGAAGATGGAACATCAGGAACTGCCGTTAGTGGTGCTTTGACTTTTACAGGGGAATTTAATTTATTTAATTTTCAAGCTGCTGCAATCAATACCTTTTTTGGATCTACAATAATAACTGAGAACACTTATGGATACAATGTTTACATATCACTCGGCGCAGCAACCACAAGGGTATTACGATTTAGACAAGTATGTAACCCCAAGTACAGACAATATAACCTTCACTTCCTTAACAGACTTGGAGGGTACGATACAATGGCATTCAGGCTTGTCAATAGGCGAAGATCTGAATTTCAAAGAACTTCATACAGAAGAAATCCTTATCAGCTATCAAATGGTCAAATGACAAACATTGATACGTATAACAAATACAATGAAAGTACGTACAACTTTGCTATTCAACATTACGATTTTTATAACTTAACTTCTGATTGGGTTGATGATCAGGATTATGCGTGGCTTGCTCAATTAGTAGCTTCACCTATTGTTTATATGGAAGTACAGGGTGCGTTTTTTCCTATCACAATAAGAAATACAAACTACCAATATAAATACCAGATAGCAGACGGAATATTTAATTTTGATCTGGAGGTTGAAGTTGGCAAGTTTTTAAATAGTCAATTTAGATAATGATAAGAACTGAAATATATATTGAAGATGAAGTAATTGATTTATTACAGGACATAAGTTCAGAATTTACTTATGCGATTGATGACGTAAGAGATTTTGGAAGTCGCAATACTTCGTTCAGCAGAACTATATCTATTCCTGCAACTGCAAAGAATAATAAGATTTTGGGATTTGCTTTTGAAATAACAATGTCAAATAATCATAATTCAGACTTAGCAAATGTCAATACAAACTTTACTCCTTCACAGGCTGCAAAGTGCGAAGTATATATAGATAAGATTCAGATATTTAAAGGTGTTATTCGTATGCTTGAAATAGTTATAAACAATAATGTTATACAATATCAGTGCGCCGTATTTGGTGAATTAGGTGGCTTTATAACTGAATTAGGAAATAAGCGTTTAGAAGATTTGGATTTTAGTGAACACAATCATACATATAACGTAACTGAAATTGAAAATAGTTGGAATACTATAAATGGTTCTGCTTACTATTATCCATTAATTGATTATGGTGATGTATCAAGTAATAAAGATGACTTTAGTGTTTCAACATTCAGACCTGCTTTATATGTTAAAGAATATATTGATAAAATATTTGAAGGAACTACATATACTTTAGATTGTGATTTTTTTGAAACAAGTTTTTTCAAGAGTTTAATTGTACCTAACAATAGTCAGGGGATAAGAGGTGCGAATGATAGATTTATTTTAGGCGCAAAAACAATTTCACAAATACTATTAAATAGTAATACACCTACCGCAAGAAATGCAGACCTTCCTTTTGATACTACGACTTTACTTAATTTTACAGAGAATGCAGGAAAAAGTATATTTACATATACTGATGTTACAAAGACGATTAGAACGATTGCTTCAATAGTTGGAACATACCAAACAGATGCGGCTTCTTCTATTACGGCTACATTATATATTGGTGGCGTATCGGTGCAAGCCTTTACTCAAAATACTTCTTCAGCTAATAACCCTTTCAGTTTTAGTTTTGATTATGAAGGGAATATTTTAAATACAAATCAAGTGCGTATTGAAATAAGTGTACCTATAACGGCAAACACTTACATAGTAACAATTTCAAGCGCTTCAATAAATTTATCCCAAATAACTTCCCAGATAACAGACGTAGCCTACAATGGTGTAATATCTATAAATGAGAATTTACCAAAGGGAATATTTCAAAAAGACTTTTTTTTATCTGTATGCAAAATGTTTAATCTTTATGTATATCAGGATAACTTAAATGATAAGCAAATTAATGTTTCGCCTTATATTGATTTTTATTCTTCAGCCGTTACTAATAGTTTAGATTGGTCGCAAAAGATTGACTTAGGTTCTTCTATGTCTATTAAACCTATGTCGCAATTAAACGCAAGGTATTACGCTTATAAATATACGCCCGATACAGACTATTTTAATGACAACTATTTAAAAAAATACGGACAAAGCTATGGTGATAATTTATACGATTCAGAGTTTGATTATGTAAAAGACACGGCTACAACTCAGATAATATTTGCGCCAACAGTTATAACATTACATTCAGGACAAGACAAGTATCACCCTGCAATTTATAAGCTATCAAATAATAATACAAACGAAGATCCAATGGATAGCGTTATTCGTATATTAATAGCTAAGAAAAAAACAGGCGTTTCAACTTGGCATATTAAAAGTGGAAGCGGTGGCACAGGGACTAATTTAGCAACCTTAACTTCATACGGATATGCAGGACACTTAGACGATCCAAATACTCCGACTATTGATATTAATTTTGGAGTGCCAAAAGAGTTACAATTTCCGGCAACTACTTATCCAACAGATAATTTATTTAATACATATCACTTGCCTTACATATTAGAAATTACAGATATTGAAAGCAAACTATTGTCTTGCAAAATGTATCTAAATACTTTAGATATTTACAATCTGGATTTTAGCAAATATATATGGATCAATGGGGTATTATTTAGACTTAATAAAGTAGAGGGTTATAACCCAATGGCATATCAAACGACACAGGTTAATTTATTAAAAGTAATAAACACGAATTAATGGCAGAAGAAATTGTTGGTATAAAAGTAACGACCGATACCGCGCAAGCAACGCAAGAGGTTCAAAAATTAGATAAAGCATTTGAGAAAACAGATGAATCGGTTAAGAGTTTAAGAACGCAGCTAAAAGAAGCAACTGCAAATGTTGCTATTATGGCTGATAAGTTTGGTGCTACTTCAAAAGAGGCGGTAACTGCTGCAAAGCGTGCGGCTGAATTAAAGGATCGTATCGGTGATGCTAAAGCGTTAACAGATGCATTCAATCCAGATGCAAAGTTTAAAGCGGTTGCGGGTGCATTATCTGGAGTTGCGGGTGGATTCGCTGCCCTTCAGGGTGGGATGGCTTTATTTGGGAAAGAAAATAAGAATGTAGAAGCTGCTTTATTGAAAGTAAATGCGGCTATGGCTTTATCACAGGGCTTAAATGCTTTGGGTGATTCAATAGATAGCTTTAAAAACTTAGGTACACAGATCAGAGCAAGTACGGCATTCATAGAAATAAATAGCGCAGCAAATAAAACTGCTGCGGTTATCCAGAGGGCTTTTGGTGTTGCGGTTGCAGAAACAAGTACAGGATTTAAAGTTTTAAAAGGTGCTATTATTGCAACGGGTATCGGTGCGCTTGTAGTTTTATTAGGATTAGTTATAAATAATTTTGATGCTATTGCAGATTGGATTAAGAAAAGTCCACTTGGTGCATTAGCAAAAGGTGTCGGTGCATTAGTAGAACAATTTACAGACTTTGTTGGAATTACAAGTGAGGCAGAAAGAAACTTAAATAAATTATCTGCTGCTAATAAAAGAGCAAATGAAGATATTGCAAATAGAATTAAGATTTTAAAAGCGCAAGGGGGTTCGGAGGAAGAAATTTACAAATTAAGCCAACAAAGAGTTGAGAATGAATTAAGTACTTTAAGAGAAAGTTTAAAAACAAAAGGGAAATTAACAGATGAAGAAAATAAACAATTCAGAGATTTAAAAACTGAACAATTAGTTTTAACTGCTGATTACAATAAAAAGACTGCTGACGCAACTGCAAAGGCTAATGAAAAAGCAAAAAAGGATCGTGATGATGCAGCTAAGCAAGGAATAGAAGATACAAAGACTGCTAATAAAATGCTTATTGAATTGCAGAACGCTAAGAGTGTTGCAATATTAACAGATGAGAATGATAAGGCTATTAAGCAATTAGAGAATGATAAGAAACTAAAAGATGACGAAATTAAACAATTAAAAGTAAGTCAAAAAGTTAAGGATGAATTATTAAAACTTAATAATGAAAAGTTTGTTGCAGATAAGGATGCTATAAATAAAAAGGCAAAAGAAGATCAGGATAAAATAGATAAAGAGGATGCAGAAAGCCTTAAAGCATTTAATGATAAAATTAAAGATATTAAAATTGCTGCTATTGATGATGAATTAGAAAGAGCAAAAGAAGAAAGAAAAGCTAAACTTGATAAGGATTTAGCAGAATTAGAGGAGGATAAAAATTTTATAAAATTATCAGA